ATGTCGCACATCTGGCGAAACTGCGTGGACATCGCATCCCAGTTGACCGTTTCTTCGCACGCAGCGGCCTGTTCTAGGGCTTTTTCCAGCTTATTGGGCCTTGACCCCATCTCGGACTTGATCGGGGCTTCTGCGCGTTTCTGGAGCTTCCATTCCTTGGCCTCCTCGTAATCCATCGGGCAACCGGCATCGAACCACTGGGTGGCGGTCTGGACGCTGACATGGAAATCAGCGGCCAGCTTGGTGGCGATGCTGTGCTTTGTCTCGGGTTTGGCGGATCGTTTGGGTTTCATAAGCGAGCCTACCAGTTGCTGGCCTCGACGACGAGTCGCCGGGCTTCCTCAAGGGAGTGGAAGTAGACCTCCTGCTCGCCGATATCGCGGTTGTATTCGGGCGGCTCGATGTGGTTGAGCGCCCAGCGGAGATAGTCGGCTAGGTCGGAGGCCATGCGGCAGGTGTGCGAGATGCCTGGGTGGTCCTGCCATTCGCGGCCGCAGGCTTGGCACCCGATGTATGGGTCGATAGGTTTTTTGGGGTGGTTCATATTATTGCTCCGCATAATCTATTTTGCGGATTTTGATGGTTGGAAATGACCCCTCCGAAAAATTACTCCTCCGCAAAACAATCCCCCCTTCTTAGGGGGATTTTGCGGAGGTAATTTTGCGGAGGTCATCCATGCTCCGCAGAATTGGAATATTGCGGAGGTTTTGCGGAGGTTTTGCGGAGGCAGGAAAAACATAGTCAGGCGGCGGCTTTCTGTGGTTGAGTGTTCTTGTCTAGGACCCGCTTGATGGTGTCGTGAGAGACCTTGTATTTGCTCATGGCGGCAGAATAAAAACCTCGGGTGTTGTCTGGCCAATTGGCGTGCATGGTCACGATCTCAAATTCTTGCACCTCGTTGAGTGCGGACGGCCTGCCGGACTTGCCCTGCGACTTGCCCTCTTCTTGGGTCTCCTCGGGGAGTTCTGCCGGTTCCCAATGCAATCCCTTGTCGGCATGCTTGATCACGATGTCTGTGGTCGGATGGCCGTGGTTATCGACTACGGCGGCCCGATTGCCCCGCTTCGCCAGGAGAACCTTGAAGATCCCCTCATGCTTCGTCGTCTGGAGCACGCAGATCGCCCGAGCCCAGTTCGTTAGCTCACTCGATCCCAGCCCGATATAGGCATAGTCATTCGCATTCCAATGCGCCCGGCTCTTCGAGTCGCTCTGCGGCTTCCCCGTGTGGTGACTCCACACCCATGCGAACCCATGCTCAAAGGCCAACGGGTTGCAAAGCTCCCGCAGAAAGTGACTCGCCACCGCCTGTTGCGAGATATCGTCCCCGATGAAAGACAGCAACGGATCCCCATACACCAGGTCGAACGGCCCGTGCTTCGCAATCAACTCCCGAATCACCTCGATGAACGCCTCACCCGTCTGAGCCGTCACCCGCGCCACGATCACATTCTCCCGCAGGATATCCACCGCCTCGCGCTGCGTCATCTTCGACTGCGCCACCACATACGACATCACGCCCTGCACCACCTCAGCCATATCCCCCATATCATTCTCCGCCTGCACGATCAGGCACCGCAGCCGCCGCTTCGGCTTCATCCCAAAAAACGGCATCCCCAGCGCCCAAGTCATCGCCTGTTGGAGAGTGTAAGAGGATTTGCCGATGCCCGACTGCCCCAGCAGCAGCAGCTGCCCGCCACGGCACAGCCAGCGGTTCCCCACCAGCGTGCTCGAATCGTCCTCCGCCTTGTAACTCCACAACTCCTCAAAAGTATGCATCTCCACGCCCACCATCGACGCCCGAGGCTTCGCCAGCGTCTTGAGCTCCTCCAGCGCCTCCGCCACAGGCATATCCCCCGAGGCCAACCGCTGACCGATCTTAGTCGCCTTGCGCTGCGCGGCCGCCGAGGCGATGTCAGCCAGGTATTCCGACACGACCGCGCCACCCGCCGGGTTGTAAGCCAGCGACGAGTCCGCCATCACCAAGCCATCCCGCCAGCACACCATGCCCGACTCCTGCGCCGTCCGCTCCGCCACCTTCAGCAAAAACGGATCCCGCTCGATGGCCTCGAGGATCGTCGTGCCCGTCGTGGCCTTCTTGGCATAGTGCAGCCGGTGCGCCGCGGCGTAGTAAACGCCATTCAGCACCGAGACAAAACTATCGGGGTCCACAATCGCCGACCTCGGCACGCCGGCGAATCCAGCCACACTAATAGAGCCGACGACGGCGCTCTCTTTCTCAGGGTATTGCATTAAATAAGTTCTTCTATTAAAACGCGAAAAGCTCGCTCTGCGGTGGCAGGCACGACTCCGTTGCCGAGGAGGCGTAGCTCGTCGGTTCGATTGTCACAGGTGACGCACAACTCGGCATAACCCAGCCCACCGGCAGTCCCATCAGCGTCTCCACCCATCGAGGGTTGAGCTTGCCTGCCACTTGACTCCCAAGCCGTGGCCACATCGCTCCTGTCCGATCCACTTGATAGCCTACATGGTTCTTGCACTCTGGCGTTGCCCACGACTCTGGGCGGCTCCCATCCGTGCTGGGGTTGGCCGGGGCGGGAAGGCCATGCTTGCCCTTGTCGTATTTGTCCCGATTCACTTCTCCGCGAATCGCGGGGTGATTGCTTAAAGCTAATTGGCCATGATTGGCTTGATTGCCAATCTTGCCCGCTTCCTGCACCGTTGGGGTGGGCCAATTCACCTGTTCTTCCAAATCCACCGCAACAGCTAACTGATCCGCTCGACTCTTCCCATCCTTGCGCATTAAGTAATTGGGAGATGTTCCTTTGTAATCCCGCGCTGCTGTCGTAGGCCAATTCTTCTCCGCTACAGCCATTCCAAGGCTGTGACCTCGAGTCTGACCTACTGATGGCGGAACTGAATTGACAGAATCCTTCCAATCTCGTGCGTTGGTCGTAGGCCAAGATGAAGACCCGCTTGCGCTGGTGCGGTGCGCCGACTTCAGCCGCGCTGAATATTCCCCACGCCGCTTTGTAACCGATTGATTCCAGCTCTCCAATGACTTCTCGGAGTCCGAGGGAGATGTGTCCTTCGACATTCTCAAAGAAGCATAGTCGAGGTCGAATAACTCGTATTGATCTGGCGATGTGTGGCCAGAGGTGGCGAGGGTCTTCTGTGCCGAGTCGCTTTCCGGCTGCGGAAAATGGCTGGCAGGGGTAACCGGCCACAAGGAGGTCCACTCGGTCACGAAAGTCCTCGCATGGGAAGGTCTTAATATCCGTCCAGAGAGGTGCTGGGTCCAAGAGTCCCGCTTCCATTTTTGCAACCAAGTTCGCGCAGGCGAAGCCTTCGATCTCGCCATAAGCGATGACGCGCAGATTTGGGATTGCTCGTTTAAGTCCGAGATGAATCCCGCCGTATCCGGCGCACCACTCGATAGCTGTAAATTCTTTGGTAGTATCCACATTTTTATTCCTTCACATCCCCCGCATACACCGCCACAGCCAGCGCCGCCCACAGGTGGGAGCGCATGCCGTAGGTGGGGCCGGGGTTCTTCTTTGTGCCCTGCGGCCCGAGGCGGTCGATCAGCGCCTGCCGCACATTGGCATCCTTCGCCCGCGGCGAGTGGCAGAGGTGCAGCTTCGCATCCCGCCGGTAGACCAAGCGCGGCTCCACCCGAGCCACTTCCACGAACCGCCCGATCCACACACAGGTCTCGAAGACCTCCTTGCCCACCGCCATGCCGTAGGAGGCGATCATCTCACAGGCCACCGCGTCATATTCGCGGCCGATCAGGATTTGTCTGATCTCCGCGTTCGGCAGGTGGTCCGCATCGAGGATCCGGCGCCCGTCCCAAAGGACAAACGCCGTCTCGGTCGTGCCGGGGTCGAGGGCAAGGATTGTCATCTCACCTCCGGCAGATTCCGAGTCGAGCGCTGGTCCCACACCCACTCACGCACCCGCTCGATGGTCTTTTCATCGAGGCCGGCAAAAGCCCCGGCGCCATGCTTGAGCAGGCTTCTTAGCTCATTGTCCAGGTCCGAGAGCACCAGCAGGGCATCCAGCCCCGCCAGCGCGTAGTCCAGCTCGTCCCGCTCCTCCACCATGTCATACTCCAGAGTCGCCTTGGCCATAATGCTTAAAACGGAATGTCATCCCCCTGCGCAGTCACCGCCGGCCGAGCCATAGGCGCCGCCTTCGTTCCCCCGAGGAATTCCGCCCGCTCCTCGCCGTGCAGGTAGTATTCCACCGTATTCCAGCGCACGCCCTCCTTCTCCCCCGGCTTGTCGCCGATCATGGCCACCACCTCGCGCCCCTCGCACGCCTCCGGCGAGAGATCAAAGTCTCCCTCCAGCACCGCCTCGCCCGACGCCTCGCGGAAGGCATCGATCTTCCAACTGCTCTTCGGCGTGAAAACAAGGTAGTCCCGCACATCCGGCCCCTGCTTGCCATTCGGCAGCATCACTTTGAGCGTCAGCTCGATCATCGGGTTTCCCCCCGAGCCATCCGGCTTACGCTTCGAGGTCTTCTCCTCCGCCGTGTAGACCTCGCACTTGTAGATCCCCGGCTCGACATAGTATTTGCTGCCGCTTTGCGGCGCTTCTGGTTTTTTTGCTGTGTATGTAGGCATATAATTTGTTGTTTGTTCTGCGTTTTTTGGGATTGCGCAGCCCCCCTTTGCCCCTGCGTGGCCCCTACGGACCCGCGAGGAAAATTATTTCGTCTTCGCCGGCTTCACCTGGCGCAGTTGTTTCGAGCCCGTGCCCGTGCGCGTGTGCGCATTCAGCGGCTCCTGCCCCAGTTGCGTCAGCCACTCGCGGTAAGCCTTGCCACTCATCGTCCCGCCCATCGCCAGCACCACCGCCTCCAGCGAGGCATTCGCCTGCTTCGCCGCCCACACGATCCCCTCCGCGTCGTAGTATTCGCGCCCCTTCACATCGATCAGCTTCCAGCCCCGCACCTCGGCGCCAGTCTCAAGACGAGACCGCATCGCCTTCTCCACCGGCTCCGCCACCATCTTCTCCGCCATCTTCCATTGGGCTAAAAATTCCCCCATCCGCTCCGGCGAGTCCAAGATCGTGGTCAGGATCGTCTCCAAGCTCGTCACCGGCTGCGCCGCCAACGCCAACCCCTTCTCCACCGGCCGCACCACCGCCGGGCAAGTATTTTCATTGGCACACCAGCGGCAGTATTCCGAAGCCCGAGGCTCCGCCGCCGGATCATTCACCTCCGCAATGATCTGCTCCACGATCTGCCGAGCTTGATCCAGAGTGAAGCGGTAGCTCTTCACCAACTGGTGGTCGCAGTAGAGCACATGCGCCGTCCACTCCTGCTCGAACCGCGTCGCCATGCACGCATAGCTGTAGGCCGCAAGCTGTTCCATATAAGACCTCACGGCCCCCGTCTTCAAATCTGCCACCCAGCCCAGCCTCTCGCACAGCGCATCCGCCGTGCCCACATGCGCGATCCCCGGCGTGTGCATCGCCAGGAATTCCTCCCGCGCCTCCACCGCCCCCGTCCGCTTGTAGTCCTCCAGGAGCGCCACCGCCCACTCCACCCCCGGCCGATCCTCCGCCGGCAGCGCATCCAGCTTCGAGCGGTCCCCCTGCAGCGCCAGCCGAAACGCCTCATCCATCACCGTGCCCCGCTGCGCCGCAGGCCCAGCCTCGCCCGGCTTCGGGGTATACTTCGGGCACTCCGCCAGCTTCGGCAGCATGCTGTGCCGTATATTTTTATCGTTTTGCATTGTTTATTTCGTTTGTGATTTGTTGTCGCAGCCCCATCGTTCCTTTTCCCCGTGCCCGCAGCCACCGCTCGCACGCCTCGTCCACCAGGCGCCGGTTCTCCTCCACCTCACGGGAGTTGTTTCCCACTCGCGCATCGTGCAGGCCGATGTTTTCCATCCCTCGCTTTGCGAGCCATTTCTGGACATTTCGTTCATTGACTCCCTCGGGACGGAAAAGACTCATCCCTTACGCCGCCTTCACGGCCCTCCAGAAACCCTCGGGATTTTCCGCGATCTTCCGGCGGAAATCCTCCGGCATGTCACGGTAGGTCTGCCCCTCCCCGATCTTCCCCCGCTTCAGCAGAAACGCATTCACCGCCCCCTCTTGCGCCGCCAGCTCCCCGTCCAGATCCCTCTCCGGCTGCGCCGCGGCCGCCCCCGGCACCTTGCCAAACACAGGCGCCACCGACTCCCACGCCAGCGGGAGTTCCTCCGCCAAGTCCGACCGCGTCTTCGCATCGTAAGCCGCCGAGTGCGTCGTCAGCACCACCCGCTCCTTGCCCCCGCGCCCCTTCGCCCTGCCGCTCTCGCTCTCCACGATCCGCGTCTTGAAATTCAGGAAGAAAAGGTGATCCACCCACTCCTTCACCAGCGGCCCCGTCTGCTTCAGCAGCTTCAGCTCATACCGGTCGTAGGCTTGCACCTGATCCGGCGGCTCCACCCGCCGCACCTGCGCGTGGCCGATCAGCACCACATGCGTCCCCACATCGATCAGCCGGTCCAGCTCATTGAGGAAACGAGCCATCCGCTCCGAGGCCATCGTGAAGCCCTTCCCATACGGGATCTCCTCCAGGCTCTTAATCTTCTTCTCCGCCTTCAAATCCTCCACGCACAGCCGCTCCGCCCAGTCGATGCTATCCAGCACCACCGTCTTGAATTGCTTGTATTCCGGCGTCGCCAACGCACGCACCGCCTCGATCAGCTCCCCCCAGCTCTTCACCGACAGCCGAGGCACATCCAAGTGCGCCGTCCCATTCTCCACATCCAGAAACACCGGGCACTCCGCCTGCGCCGCCAGCGTCGTCTTGCCCACCGATTCCACTCCATAAAAGCAGACCCGCTGGGCCCGCTGCTGTTTGCCTGTTACAATGTTTAGTTTCATATAAATTTTTGTTTTGTGCGCGTTGTGTGGGAATCGCGCCCCCCCATGGCTCCTGAGCTAGTTAGGGACTAGCCGCATAGCCGGAATTCAGTCCTCAAAGTCCTCGTCGTAAAATTCGCGCCACCGGCGCCGACGCTCATGCCGGTCCCGCATCTGGTAAAACATCGATCTCTGCCCCGCCCAGAAGCAGCACCACATCGACAGAAAGATCAGCATCGAAAGCCCGATAGCCATAGGTCCGCTCATGGCCTGTCCTCCCTGCGCTCCAGCTCTTGGATTTTGTCCAAGATCCGCACCACCCTCAGCATCCTCACCTCACTCTTGCGCTCATGCTCGTGGGTCCAGTAGTCCATCACCGCCACCCGAGCCTCCACGGCCAACTCACGCCACGCCTCCGAGTTTTCCGCGCTCATTTCGTCACCCCCAGCGTGATCGCCGCCAGCACCGCCGCCGGCCCCAGCGCCTTGATCGCCTCGATGATCGATTGGCAAAGCCAGATCGCTTCCTGGTGGCTCATTTCGCCCTCCGTTCAAACCGCACCGAAAACGGCGTGACCTTGTGGTCGCGGTAGAATTTCAGCCGAGCCTCGGCCGGCGTGCTCGCGTGGATGTAGTCGCCGAAGGGTCCGGTAAGACCGTTGGCATGGCAGAGATAGAGATTCATATTTTGACTCCTTGTTGTTTTGCTGCTGCTGCTGGGCGGTTGCTCGTCGCGCCGATCCGGTCGCTCCACCACCGCCGAAATGGTTCCTCAAAAATCCTCCAGCCCCCCCGGTCCGAGAGCGGCTTCGCCGCCAGAAACGAGCCCTTGTAGATGTGCTGCTTCAGCGTCCATATGCAGGCACCCGTCATCTCCGACGCCTCCTTCAGCGAGATCGTCCCCTTCATTTCCGCACCCTCCGCCCTTCCCTCTCCTGCATCCGCCGCACCGCTTGCGCGATCAATCGGCTCACTGGCGTTCCCTGCTCCTCGCTCTTTCCCTTCAGCCAACCCAGCAACTCCGCCGGAAGGCTTACACTTGTTTTTTCGTAACCCGCTTGCATGGTCACACTGATTATTACTGGTCATACCGCTGAACAATATTTTTTTGAAAAGTGGGGAATTCACCCCATAAAGATTTCACTTGACATCCGCTCCTGCAAAGGCGCGGCGGGCGAAAAAATATTTTCATACCACTTGCGCTTTTGCACACTCGGTATTACTAGTCCGGCATGAGCAACGCCGAAAAAGTTGTCAAATTCACCATCAGCATGGACCGCGAATTGCGCGATTGGATTGATGAAAAAGTCGAAGAACTCAACCGCAAGGACCGCCGCTTAAAGAGCAGCCGCAGCGCTGTCATCGCCGACGCCGTCCAGCAAATGCGCGACCTTGAAAGCACCGACACATTGGGAAACCGCCAGCCCCAGAGCGCCTCTGCCAATGTCATTCGACCATCAGCGAGCTCCGGTGGTGGATCCTCAACAGCTCCGACCAAATCCTCCCGCCAGGCTGGCAAGGCAAAGTAATCGACCTCTCGTTGTGTCTTCTTTTTGTCGCATGAAAATCCTAGCCACCCTTCTTCTCGCATTCAGCCTCAGCGCCTGCGCCACCCAGCAGCCCAGCCTGCTCGATCAAATCATCAGCGAGCGCGAATCCAACACCGGCGACCACCTCATCCAAGTCCAGACCATGCCCCCCGGCGCCATCATCGATTTCAACAACGATGTCATCGGCGTCAGTCCCTGTAGCATCCTGGTCAAAGACTCCTACAAAGCCCAGTGGCCCGACAACGGCTACACCCAGCAAACCATCAACGCCCGCTGGACCGACGGCTCCCGCGCCAACCAAATCTTCTGCACCGGCACGCCCCTCCCCAAGCATGTCGTCTTCCTCCACCCCATCCCCAACAAAATCCTCCCCGAGCCCCCCGTCCTCACCCAGCGGTGATTCGCCATTCGCGAACCGCAAATCACACCCGCCACCAAGCCCGCCAATCCGCCTTGCGCGCCGGCACCGCATACACCCGCTCCACCATCGCCGAGGTCGAGTGCCCCATTTGGTGAGCCGTCTTCTGCGCGTCCTGCCCCCGCGCCAAGTGGTAAGTCGCATACGAGTGCCGCAGCGCATTCTCGGGAAATTTCGTCCACGGCAACTCCCCCCGCTCCGCCAGCCCCTCCACCAGCCTCATCCGCTCCCGATAAAGCCGCAGCGAATGCTCCGGCACAATCTGTCCGCTCCTCTTGTTGAAAAAATCCGCCCGCTTTTTCAACGGCTCAGTGAAATCCACAATCCGCTCCGGCAGCCCCGAGGATTGCTTGCTCACCTCCCGCCGCACCTCGATCTGCCCCGCCCTCGCATCCACATCCTCCCACCGCATCCGCGCCACCTCAATCGACCGCAGCCCCGCAAACGCACCCAAAAGAAACCAAGCCCTCAGCCCATCACTCATCTCCTCATCCAAAATCGCCACCAACTCCTTCGCCGAAATCAGCGACCGCTTCGACTCCGCCCGCGGCGCCTCCACCTTCCGCAGAGGATTCCGCTCCGCGATCTCCATATCCACGCACCAGGAAAAAAACCCCGAGGCATACCGGTGCCAGCCCGCCCGAGTCGTCGGGCTGCCCTCAATCGTCGAGAACCACCGCGCCGCCGCCATCGGCGTCACCCCCGCCACCGCCCCCGGGAACGCCTCAATCAACGCCGCGCAAACCCGCTCAATTTTCTGCCGATGATTGTCCGACTTCTTCGCCTTGCTCGCCACATAGTCCCGCACCGCCGCCCGCATACTCATCCCCTGCGGCGCCAGCGCCAGCGCATCCGTCCCCCCCTTGCGCAGCCTCTCCAAAATCCGCGGCCCCTCCGCCCAAGCCTCCGCCTCCGTGTGAAAAAATCGACGAATCCGCACCCCCGCCACCGCCTGCGGAATCGTCAATTTCCAAGGAGTGGCCGGCCGCTGCGGGTAAGGAGAGACAAAGAATTGGTTCATAAAAGAGAGAAGTTGTTGCCCACTCTGTTGCCCGTGTTGCCCACTTTTGCAAGAAATAACCAAACGGCAACAAACGCGAACCACCAACAACAACCGGCAACGAAAAGCCCGCAGAGCCTTATTTTATGGGCTTCTGCGGGCGTAACTCCCTCTGCCGGCGGCGGGACTCGAACCCGCACTCCGCTTTCGCGAAAAGGGATTTTAAGTCGGAATTCCGTTGCTTGCTTTCAACGGGTTAGAATGCTGTTGCCCGTTGTTGTCCGAGCAGCTCCGAGAGCGGAGAGGTTTTGGGGGCTGTAGACTAAGCTACTTTTTCGCCATCAACTTGGCCAGCTCGGCTGCGAATACCTTGATCTGCGCAGGCGTCATGCTGCCAGCGATTTCGTGTGGCTCAATAGCCTCTGATTCGGTTTGCAACCTCTCGGGCTTCTGATCCAAGCCCAAGGTCTTCTGCGATTTTGATGAATTCGTCGTCATAGCTTTGTTTGAGACCTGATTCTTGTTCACCTCGTAATTTAGCCCACAAATCTTTTTCTGGATACCACAAAATAGCTTGGACATCTGCGTTTGTGAGGCTGTATCCGCGACGGCCCATTTCTTCTCGAATGCCGTTTACAACGCGACTAATAACGCGGCGGTCGAGATCGGATGGGATATCGATGGGGTTTAGTTCGGAAACAATAGATTTTGCTGCATTAGCCCAGTTTGGCTTCAATGCGTTTTTGATTTCGTTTGGAAGGACCTCAGTCCTTTTTTGTGCCGCGTGTTGCATTGCCACCCAGGCATCTTTGGCAATGGCTTTCTGCGGGTTTTCTTGGTTGAGTTTTTTCTTTTGCTCTGGAGACATGCCATCCCATTTCTGGTCAAGCATGGCTTTGATAGATTGCTGCCTGCGGACGGTCGTTGTGAAAGCGTTTTGGATAATACTATCAGCCTTGTCTTGGTTGGCCTGCGCGTCTTGGAATGCCTTGTTGATGCGTTTTACTTCATCAATAGACATGGGTTGACTGATGAGTTTGTAGTAGCCTTGGAATTCTGCATTGGCCTCTTTGGCGAACGCTTCAATTTCTTTTCGGAATGCTGGATCATTATCGATGCGAGCCTCCACATCTTCAGATACCGTGAGTTCCGGTTTTTTGGGCTTGCCAGTGCTTGTGACCCCAGTGCTTCTTTCCACGGTGCGGAGCCGCTTGATCAAGTCAGGGAGTTTCCTTCCAGAGTTGCGATGTTCTTGAATGATTCGGCCAAGCCGTGTGGCGGTGACTCCATCTCCAACAACATCGCCTGTCCAGCGACCCCATGTTCGGCGCATCCAAAGATCAATAGTGACTGGGTCAAAGTTGCCCATGAGGTTTTGCAGAAAACCTTGTCCAATTTTTGGTCCAAAAATAGCCGCGCCATTGACCATATCTTCTTTCCGCCCGGCGATTGTAACCTTACGGCCGGCAGCTTTCGACGCTACGGTTTCCAGGTCTCGGACGGTAAATTCCTTGGATACGAATGCCTCTAATGCAGTGATTCCGCCAAAGGCATCAATCATGTCGTTGGCTAATTGAAGATTCCCGCTGATGGATTTTGCTTTTTCTCCGTAAGATTTCGACGGGTCGAACTTCCCTGTTTTTGAAAATATATCGAACTGCTCGTTTGCGTATCTCGCATTGAGCGGCACGGTCATGTTTTGCGATGTGATTGCCAGTGGAATTCTAAGAGCAAACTGCGCCGCTTTCACCGGATCGCTTTCCTTGGCAAAGAATTTGTTTTGTTTGGCGACATTCAAATCCGAAAGAGACCTATGAATTGTTCCGGCTACAGCCAAAGCCGCTTGGATTGCGGTGGAATACCAGTTGGCGGCATTTTTGCCGCTTGCTTTAAGTGCCGCTTCAGCCTCATCCGATCCTACGATGATTAGATCAGACTCGATTTCTGGCGTGATATTGCTGCTGGTGATTTTGCCGCCGTAATGCTTTTCAGCGGCATCTGCCAACTGCAATGCCACCTTGGCGTTCGTTGTCTTTTTATCAGGTTTTGGCAGAGTCGAACTATCTGCGTGCAACACTTTCAAAGCTGACATCGGCATGTCTTTTGCCCTTCCAGCCACCGCATCCGGCATGGCTTGGCCTTGGGGCGGCTTAGTGACTCCCGATACAAAAATGTCATCTGGATTTTCTGTAACCCAAAGTTTTTTGCCATTGATTTCCGTGACTTTTGGATTCCTTAAAAAGGCTTCGACAACTACAGGATTTGCGGGCTCGTTTGTTTTGCTTGCGGCAACACGAAGGCGATCTCCAAGGTCTTTTGGAATCTTGTTTGCAATCTCGTCGAAATAATCTCCCAAGCTCTCAATGTCGTCCACATAGCTGGAATTGAATTCTGGCAACTCGGCAGAGTCTGCAAACCCATCCACTTTTAATCCGTTATCCATTCTGCCTGCGAGCTCTCGCATGACATCATTTGCTGAATCTACTGCGGACTGCGCGGAATCTATTTTGTTGGAAGCATAGCCTTTTGCCGACTCGACATTATCGGTGAAAGAAAAACCACCTCGAGACAGGCCGGAATTTCTTGCCCTATATTTGGGATCAAATTTTTGGCCCTTAAAATCAGGGCTTCCATGATAAAGAGGACCAACTAATCCCTGCCGTTTGGCTTCGTCCGGCGTGATTGTAATATCCGGCATGGCTTGGCCTGGCAGGTCTCTTGACAAGTCCGGCATGGCGGCGGGGATGTTGGGGAGGAGGTTGCCGTTGGCTTTTTCGTAGTCGAAGTGGAAGCCTTGGCGGCCGGTGCCTATGGCGGCGTCTACGCGGTCGAGGCGGAATTGTTTGATGGCGCTGCCGGGGCCGAAGGCTCCGTTGAGGGGGTTTTTGCCTCGGTTGTAGTTGGTGGCGAGGCCGACGAGGGAGTTGATGGCGTCGCGCTTGGCGGTGCCGATTTTGTTTTCGCCGGGGAGGTTGTTGCGGTGGTTATCCATCCACTGCTTGAGGTCGGTTTCGACCTGGCTGAGTTCCCAGTTGAAGGGGGCGAGGGCTTCGTTGCGGTCGTTGATGCCTCGCATGGCGCGGTTGCGGAATTGGGTGAGGTCGAGGAGGACGGCGTTGAGGTTTCCGGCCTTGGTGAGTTGCCACTCGAAGGGGAGCACCTCGCGGGTGATGGCTTCGAGGTTGCCGAGTTTCTTGACCTGGAAGGCGCCGGAGTCGCCGCTGCCGATGGCGTGGTAGCGCACCTGCATGCTTTCGCCTGTCTGGCCAAATTGCTCGAACTGGCGGGCGAAGTTGCGGATGTGGGGCATGAAGCCGTTGAGGAAGTCGAAGGACTGCGGGAGGGTTTTGCCTCGGATGGTCACGCGGCCGTCGGCTGTCTTTTTGGGGCCGAGCACGGGGTTGCTTGGCTCGAGGAGCTTGGATCCGCCGAGGGCTTTGAGTTGGGCTTTGAGCTTGGCGTGTTCGGCGTTGAGGTCGCGCTGGTCGCGGAGGATGGCTTGGCCGGTGACGGGATCCTGGATGGCGAAGGCGTTGGCTTTTACGCCGTCGCCTCGGTCGTAGAATGTGACCTGGGGATTGTTGGCGAGGTCGCTGGCTCGGCCGCTGGGGGCGATCTTGACGCCGGCGGGTTTTTCGTGGGTTGGGTTGTTGGCCCACTGGCGGTAGTTGTTGATGTAGGTGCCGAGCTGGCCGAGGAGCGCCTTGTCGGTGGCGAGGAGTGGGTTTTCCTTGAATAGGCTGCCGGGGGTGTCGAGCGGGCGGCCGGTCTGGCCGTCGATGCGGATGCCGCTGGCGGTGAGGGCTCGGGCTTGGGCGCCGAGGATGCCTTCGGCGAAGGTGAGGAAATTGCCTCCGGCGGGTGCTCCGCGGCGAATGGCATTGAAATCCATCGTCTCGCTGGCCTTGGCGAATGTCTCGGCGAAAATCTCGTCGCGGGCCCAATCAAGGCCGTCCATGTCGCCCCGGGCGAGTCCGCCCTGCGTGAGGCTCTCCATCTCGCTCGCGAGCGTGGTGGGAGTGATCTCGAAATTGCCCTCGGGGAAAGCCTCGGCGTTTTTGGCGCGGATGATGTTGCTGGCGTATTCGGCGGCGCGGGCCTTGATGCCTTCGGCCCCGTAGGTTTTATCCACCCAGGCGCGGGCGGCGAATTTTTGCTGTCCATCCAGAGCGCCGCTGGCGAGCAGAGCGTGGCCAAACTCGTGCGGTTCGATGCCTTGGCGTTTCGCATCGAGGTTGATGTAGACTTTGGCGCGTTGACCGGCGGGCGCCTGCACGAAAAGACCGGCTGATCCGGCTCCGCCATTGGCCGAGACATTGGCGTTGTAGTCGGTGGCGTTCAGCGGAATCAAATCCAACCCGTTGCGGAAGGTGCCTTGGAGCGAGGCGAGCTTGACGAGGCTCTCGGGCGTTTGCGTGGACATCATCTTGCCCACATCGCCCCCGGCGAGTTCCACATCCACCAGCATGCGGGAGACATCGCTGATGGCAGCCTGCTGGCGGCGTTGCTGGAGACCGGTGAAACGGTCCACCCCGCCTCCTAAAGCGCCAAAGGCAGCACCGGCACCGAGCATGGCGGCGGCTTCTTCGTCGTCTCCGGCATTGGCTGCGAGCAGGGAGAAAGGGGCGTTGATCGCCGTGCCTTTCACGGCGCCCTTTGCAAGGGCGCTGGCTCCCCGCACCGATTGCACGATGGCGGGGTTGGTGAGTTTGCCCATGAGGCCGCGCATCTGCGGAGAGAGGGATTGCTCGGCGGCGAGGCGGGCCGGCGTGCTCTCGATGGGCACAAAATTGGTGGGGCGCTCCAGCACCTCTTTGAAGACCTGCGGCACCGAGGGATTCGCCAGCACGGCGGCGCGGGCGGCTTGGTCGAGCCCATTGGTGGCATCGGCTGACTCGCGCAGGATGATCTTAGCGGCCCCGGCACCGGTCTCGATCTTGCGCAGCACGCCGATGCCTGCCTTGTAGGCTGGGTAGAATCCGGCAATGGTGGCCGCCACCTCGGGAGGCGCTCCCAAGGCGGATGCGCCAGCGGCGATGCCGCCGCCCACGCTGGCACGGGTGAGGGTTTTTACCACATTGCCAGCGGTCGATGGCGTGAGGCCGGTGGTGTTGGTGACCACATCGGCAAAGCGGCCAGCCAAAGCATCGCCGCCATCGGCCAATCCTCCGGCGACCTTGCTGATCACGCCGGCGGTTTGGGCGCTGACGGTCTTGCCGAGCCGCGAGAGGCCGAGCGTTTTGGCTCCGGCGCCGAGCGGGATGAGATTTGTAGGATCTGCCACGATTTCCAGTGCGCCGGCCTGCGCGATGTTTGGAGTCTCCTGCTGGTTGCGGCCGGTGATGAGGCGCGTGAGGAGCTCGGTGGGCGCGGTCTTTTCGCCGAGGGCTTGGTATTCGGCATCGATGCCTTTTTTGGCGATGTAGTTCTCAAACTCGTGGTCTTTGAGGTCTTCCTCGGTGGTGGGGCGGAGCTTGCGGCCGGAGTCGAGAGCGTTCTGGAGTTGGACTTCGTTGTTGTAGAAGAAAAACTCGCCGGTCTCTTCGTCTCGGTATTTGGGAGTGCCTTGGATGGCTTCTTTGGCCCAGCCGCCGAGCTGCATGGCGCCGAGCGCGGCGCGGCCGATGCCGGTCTGGAGCGTGGCGGGAGATTGAGCGAGGGTTTCGGCAGGAGAGAAAACGGTGGAGTTCACCGCATCGATGGCGGTGACAAAAAGCCCGCCCACGGCCTTGGCGGCGAGTTCCGCGGTGCCCGGCAGCTTGCCTTCGGCCTTGAGGCGTTCCTTGGTGGCTTTTAGCTCAAAATACTCGTCGCGGGTCGGCGAGTAGGTCGGATCGTCGAAGAGGCGGGCAGCCTCCATGTCCAGTTCCTCGGTCGTGAATTCTTTTGGAGGCGGCGGGGTGGTGGATTTTTCGAGAACATCCAATTCCTCGGTGCTGTATTCGCGGTCGGCCTCTAGTTGCGCAACCGGGCCCATGGCGGGCCCACGGGCAGGTGCGGGGGTGGCTTCGGGTGCAGGCTGATCCCAAGCCGGCAACTCCGCGGCCGCCAGGGCATCCAGTTCCTCGGTGGTAAATTCTCTAGCGGGGGATCCAGTTGCCATTCGGTTGTTGGATAAAGGTGCGTCCGCCGATAACGCGGGTGGCGGGTTGTTGGGGTTGTGCCGGTGCGGCTTGCGGGGCTGCTTGGGGAGCGGTTGCCGCAGCTTGCGGGGCGGTGGGTTGGGATCGCGCCTGGGCTTGGGCGAGGACGCCATCAAAGTCCATGAGGGCTTTTGCAAATCCTTCCTCTGATTGCCTAGCATTGAGTCGGGCAATGGCGGCGGTGGCTTTTGCGCCTTCCTGCTCGGTGATCTGGCCGGCGCCCTTGAGTTTGTCGAAGGCTTGCATGAATGTGCCGCCCTGCACCTGCTCGAGGAGCGTGTAGAAGTCGGCGGCTTTTGTTCCGCCGTAAGGTTCTTTTGCCATTCCGAAATTGTATTCGATGCCCTTAGCCCCTACCGAGGTGCTCATGCCTGGGTGACCTTTCAGCTCGGCGAGCATCTGGCGCATGCCGGCGATCTCGGACGAGGCGGCCTGCTTGCGCTGCTGAATTTGTGCCGCTTCTGCTGTTGCCTTTTCAATGTCAAGCTGTGCTTTTTGTAGTTGGGCCTGGGCTTGCGGCGTCGATTGCTCCAGTTGCTTTTGATTGAAAGATTCCACGAACGAAGCGGCGGCCTCGGGAGTGTATTGGATGCCCTGCTTCATATTTCGCAGGAGTTGCTTTTGAGACTCTGGCAGACGCGCAAAATCCTCGGGGCTTTGCACAACGATACCACTAAAGTCATAGCTATTGCCTTTGGAGGGCTTCGGAGGCATTTCACGCACGGCGCCTGGGATGTCGTAGCTTTGGGCAAACGCATCCAAATCCTCGGGTCGAAGTTGGTCGCTCATTAGTTGACAAAGTTGAAGTTCACGCCGCCCATAGGAGATGCGGCAGGAGCGGCACCGCCACCGCCACCGCCGGCGCTGACCGGCTGCTGGTTGGCGGGGACTTGGTTTTGGTAAACGGCGTTTTGGCTTTGCATGGCTGCGCGAGGCGCCCAAGTGTTTGCGGAAACCATCGACGGGGCCACCGGCATGAACATCTGGCTCATTTGGAAGGCGTCTTGGTCGTTCATGCCTTTGAACATTTTTAGCTGCTCGTCCTTGAGGCCCATGGAGGGTCCGGCAACGCCCATGAATTCCTTGAAGGCTTTGCCGCCGGCGGCTTGCATGCGGCTTTGCGTGTAGGCTCCGGCAATGCCACCAATGGCGCTGGTTACACCGGAGACGATACCTTTGGTGAGGGCTTCGTTGCCAGCGGCTGTGATTTCGGCGCTGCGGGTTTGGTAACCGGCGAGGATCTGGCCGGAGTTGTCGTTTACGGTTGGGGCGTATGGCATGGTAGGGATTTCTTGGTTCGGGCTTCTATGCAGAGTGCGCTGCCGGGCTGGAATGAGCGGCAGGCTTGGGGGCGGGATTCGTATATTGCGCAGGCGACTCCTCGGCCCACTTCGCCACGGAGGGCGATACAGCGGCCGCAAGGGTCGGTTCGTAAGAGAGGAAGGTCATCGCGGAGGTAGTCGGCAGGGATGCCGGTGGCGTCGGAGCGGTCGCGCCGTAGCACGGGCCAGCTCCATTTGTGGGAGCAACAGGCTCCACACCGTTGGCAGTCGTATTCCATATAGGTTTGAAACCGAGGTCGGGGAAAACAATGTCTTCGTAGGGGGCGAGGTGGCTGATGTTGCTGATGCGGGCTTTGAGCTTGGGGCAGTCCACATGCGGGCCTGCATGGCGGTCCACGCAGTTGAAGCAGGTGGGGTAGAAGTCGGCGTTGAGGGATTTGTCGGGGTTGTTGACCCATCCGGCTTCGGTCTTGATGTAGCGGGTGGGGTCGGGCGTGACGCCGTGGTCTTCGAGGTAGGTGTAGATGTCCTTGTCGCTCCAGTCGCGCATGGGGTAGAGGCTCACTGGACCGCCTGGGACATTGCGGATATCGAGAGCGAGAGGGACATGGCCTTTGATGAGGTCGGTGTCTTCGTATTTGGTGCCGATAAATACGGCTTCCCATGGCCAGTTGAAGTTGCCGGTGGGGCGTTGCAGGAAATCGGTGACGCCGCAAAGGAATCTCTCGCCGGGCTTGGGGCGCTCGGTGCCGAGGCTCATCACCACAGCGGTCTCGCCCCACTGGTAGTATTTGAGCATGTCGAAACGCATCTCGCCGGTCTCGGTATCTGGCCCGTCGGCGATGGCCATGCGTGTCGGCGGGTAGTCGTAAATGGTGAGGCCCCATTCTTTGATGAGGCGGTCGCTGTAGGCGTAGCGCTCACGCAGCTTGGGCTCACGGTATTGCACGACAGGGAGGTCGATGCCGCAGTAGTGCAGAAGCACATGGAGCATGGCGGTGCTGTCTTTGCCGCCGCTCCAAAGCACGGCGGCGTTTGGCCAGCGGGTGTGCCAGGCGTGGATTCGATCTACGGTTTCCGCAATCAGTTGTTTCATGGGTTAGATAATAACGGCGGCTCCAATCATGCCGACGGCCATGCCGCCGCCAGCGATGCCCATTCCCATCATGTTGTTTCGGGAGGCGGCAGCCGTGGCTCCGGCTTGCTGGTTGGCTCCCATGAGGGCGGCGTTGTTGTTTTGGTAGCTGTTGTAGATGGAAGCACCCATGTTGGTGTTCGTATTGTAGAGGTCATTGCCGTATTGCATGGTGTTGGCAAAGGACTGGCCAATCATCGAAGCGGCGTTGCCTTGGGAGGCGGTGGGGATGTTGCTTCCGAGAGCGCGTTGGAAGGGGTCGAGGGCGACTTGCGCTTGGGCGAGGCCGAGGTTGTTGCCGTATTGGTTTTGCGCGATGCCTGCTTGCTGGCCGTAGAGCGAGCCGAGCATGCCTTGCTGGCCTTGGAATTGGTTGAAATTCTGGCTGGCGACGCCTTGGAGGAAATTTTGATTCGCGTAATTCGCGTTGTAGTTTGCCGATTGGTTCGCCTGCTGGGCGGCGAGGTTTTGGCTGCTGTTGTATTGCGCGGCGTTGAGGTTGGCCGATTGGTTGGCGAGCCCGGCTTGCTGGGCGTAGCCTGCATCCGCCATGGCGCGTTGCTGGGAGGCGTCGTAGGAGGCTCCAATGGCGGTTTGTTGCAGGCGGGCCTGCTCGGCGGCTTGGGAGAGTCCGGCTTGCTGGTTTGCCAGGGAGGCTTGGAGCCCGCCCTGCTGCGCAAATTCAAGGGCTCGGGCGTTGGCGGACTGGTTGGCTTGTTGTGCCTGGAGGCCTGCTGATTGGTTGGCGAGGCGGCTTTGCTGTAGAAGCTGGGCGTTTGTTTGACCGAGATTAAGACCGGCGGATTGGTTGGCGAGATCGGCTTGGAGTGCTCGGCCGGAATTGCTTTCCTGCCTGCCTATGTAGGCTTGGTTTGCTGCGGTGCGGATGCCGACGCCTTGCTGTGCGACATTGCTGGCAAATCCTCGGCGCTCGGCTTCGCGCTGGGTGGCAAAGCGGTCACGATTTAGAAGCTCTGTAGCCATGGCAGACTGGCCGACGCCAAGGCCACGGGCCGATGCGGCAGCTCGGGCGGATTGGGTGGCGTCGCGGGATTGCTCGGCGGAGAGTGAGCGACCGAGAGCGAGATCGTTTGAGGCTTGGTTTTCGAGTTGACCGAGGAGTCCTCCTCCACGGGCTTCGTTCATCAACCCTCGCTCGGCGGCGCTGGCGCGGATGTTGTTAGAAGATACATTATCGACGGGTCCGGCCTGTGCGGCGCGTATGCGCTGGGCGCGGACTTGATCGGCGGCGTAGCCTGCGGGGCCTTGGACACCGTTGACTTGGCCGAGGCGGGCGTAGTCCATCTGGCCCACATCGGCGACGCGGGCGCCTTGCACTTGGGCGGCGGAGACGGATTGGGAGGAAATTTGGTCGGGGCGGTAGAGGTTCCCGAGGGCTATCTGGTTGAGCCGAGCTTGGGCGGGGTCGTTGTAGGCGGCTACCCGGTCGGCGACTTGGCCGACTTGGTTGGAGCTCTGGCCGAGCTGGGCGGACGAGGTTCCGGCATCGCGGATGTTTTGGTTTGCGGCGGCGGTGTAGGTGCTGTCTTCGAGCTTCTTGGCTATTTTGCCGGTGCTTTCTACGGCTTTGTCGCTGAGTCGGCCTGCCGTATTTACGGTGATGTTCGCCTGGGATTTGGCATTTTTCGTGGAAAAAGCAGAAATTTGCCCCATTTCATTCGCAAAGTCTCGCTGCTGCGGTGGCGGGGGCGCGGCTTGTTTGGATTTTTTCTTTTTACCCATAGGTTTTAGTAATAGAAGTATAAACGCGCAGCGGCACTTGCTACTGCATTTGAACCGTAAACAGGCCTTAGCACAAATTCGTTAATTTCTCCTGTGTAATCTATGTAGCCTGTTCCTTGTAAAATTGTGATAGCCCCCGTCGAAGTATTTCTTTGCGTGACATGCGATTCGCATATTAGCCGTTTTTGAGTAGTGGGAGAAAACGGGTTATTTGTTACATAAAAATTAAACACGCCAACATGCTCGGCCGATGTATTTACTCCCCCTGTAATTTCAAATCCTGCACTATTTTCCGCATTATTAACTGCGGCATAATAAGGGTTCGCAATAACTCCTGATGAGTTCCAAGTGATGAGCCCAGATGTTGTTGTGCCGATATTTACCACTCCTCGTCCAGGTGAACTGTCGTAATTATGAATCCAAATTTCAACTAATAATGTAAATTTTTGCACCCCCGATGGGATATTAGAAAACCGGATTCCCGTGTTACCGTTCCAATTTAAACCAGCAGAAATTGTTTGCCCATTGATCTTTTGTTTATCTGAAAGCAGTGTAGTTATTTCTGTTTCAGTATAGTAGCGGTCATCGTGCGTGTGCGCATTCGGATTAGCAGTGACCGTGATGTCTGCGCTGCCATTAAATGAGACTCCGTTGATTGTGCGGGCTGTTTGCAGGGTGGTCGCGGTAGCAGCGTTGCCAGAGCAGGATGCCGCCGTGGTCGCGGTAGCAGCGTTGCCAGAGCAGGATGCCGCCGTGGTCGCGGTAGCAGCGTTGCCAGAGCAGGATGCCGCTGTCGTTGCGGTAGCAGCGTTGCCAGACAAGGCGGCGGTGATTGTCCCTGCGGAGAAGTTGCCGCTGGTGTCTCTTGCGACGATGGCGTTGGCTGTATTGGCGTTTGTCGCCGTAGTGGCGGAGTTGCTGACTTTCCCGGCGGTGCTGATTGTGGCGAGCTTCGTGTCGGCGATAGCTGCCGTGGAAGAGATTTTGGCGTTGGTGACACTCCCATCAGAAGGAGTGCGAGCATCCGACAGGCGCGAGTCAGTCGTTATCACAGCCGTTCCCGTAATAGCGCTTGGCGCAATCCCTGTTGAAGGCGCATAGCTTCCAGCCGCTTGCTTGCCTGCCAAAAGCGTAGTCATCTCCGCCTCAGTGTAATAGCGGTCATCATGCGTATGCGTCACCGGCGTCCGAGCATCCGACAAGCGGGAGTCGGTCGTTATCACTGCCGTGCCTTGCACCGCAGCGGGCAGCACCTTCCCCGCCGTGGTGATCTGCGCGAGCTTGCTGTCGGCGATGGCTGCACCGGCGGCGATGTCGGCATTGACGATGCCGGAGACGGTGCCCAGATCGACGAGTTCGTGGAGCTTTTGCGGGGTGACGAGTTCGCCGTTGGTGAAGGTTTTGCCTTTGGTGAGAGTGGCCATGGTTAGTTGAGTGTGCGGGTTTCTGTGAGTTCCATGCTGGAGCGGGTGGCTTCGGCGCTGATCTGGCGCAGGATTGGGCGCTCGGCGCTGGTCGTAAACTCAAGGTCGAGGTAGGTCGCCTTGCAGCGGAGAGGGGCTTTGAGTGTGTAGTCTTCTTGTTCTTCGGTGGTGTTTGCCAAGGTGGCGACGGTGAAATTGGCGTCGTAGTCCGTGGTAAGGGCGTGGAGCTCGCAGGCTCCGGTGCCCGGCAAAAGCACTGAGGCTTTGGCACGCAACAGGCGTTTGCTGTTAAGGCTGCCGAATCCGTAGCGGCGCGTTAGCAGGTAGCCTTCGACGGAGGTGTAGGCGTCCTCCTCGTTGGCGTAGGGCACATCGTCGCCGCGCTCTTGCTCGTCGAGCAGGAAGAGGGTGCCGCTGCGGCTGGCGGCAAAGAGGCGGCGCTGGCTGTTGTAGGCGGCGACGAGAAGCTCGTCGAGGTTCACCGCGTAGGTGTCGCGGCTTTCCCATGCCTGGTTGAGGGCGTTGTAAACGAAGAGAGTGTTGTTGGCCTCGGCGTCTTCGCCTACCGGGCAGGCGAGGTGGTAGCGGTTGTTCCACCATTTTCCCACGCTGAGGTAGGCGTAGTCGGAATTGATCTCGGCGATCTGGTCGGCGATCTGGTCGCTGAGTGGTGTGGTATTGCCGCGCAGCTTGAGGTCGAGCTGGGTGTCGAGGCGGAAAATGCCCGAGTCGGAGAGGAAAAACACATACTGACCGGCGGTGACAATCGAGCGCCGGGCCACGCAGCCGATCTCGTCGGTGAGGAGTTGGAGCTTCGACACGGCGGTATCCACCGTGAAGTCGGTGGCGGCGGCATTTGCTGAGTCCGAGAGTGCGGCGAGCCAGATGCTGTTCCGCATGAAGACCAGCGCCTGCCCTTCCACCCACGGGTGGATGCCCACGAGGTAGTCGTTGGAGCCTTGGTTGGCTCGGAAGGATTGGAAAAATGGGTCGTAGAGGTCGGGGTCCAGCACATCGCTGATGGCCACGGTGTCGCGGCCGTCTGGCAACCAGAGGCGGTTATTGAGGTAGGTCGCCCAGCCGGTCGAGCGGTGGGTGCGGAAGGACGCACCAGTGGCAGGCACTCCCGCATCGGCGCGGACAAACTCTGCGGTGGAGCCATCCCACCAGAGCGGCGGCTTGACGCGGCGTATGGCGATGCCAGCGGTGGCATCCGGCGCAGTGCCTGCGGGCACGGCGATGGTGAAGCTATTGGCAGTGGCGGAGAGGATGTCGTATTCATGCCCGGCGAAGGCCGCCACCGTCTCGCTCTCCTCGATGCGCACGCACTGGCCTGCCGCATAGCCGTGGCTGGTAATGTGGACCGTGGCCGTGCCGCCAGAAACCGTAATGCCGCTGGCGGTGGTGTATTTCCATCCCCAGCCTGGCAGCGTCATGTCGGCCTCGCGCAGGAGGTAGAATCGGTTGAACGCCTGCACGCAGGAGGCTTCGTCTGTGTAGGCGAGGATTTCGTCGGCGGCGGATCCCGTGGCGGGGTAAGGAATCTCCTCGATGGGCTCGTCCTGTCGCCAGAGGAAGGCCGAGGTCGGGCCGCAGAGGACGATGTATTCATTCGCATCCTCGTAGCTGGGAGAGGAAAAGACGCCGCTTGCCAAGATGCCGCCGTCATAGACCGAGCGAACCTTGGTATTCGCATCGAGAACAAACGGCATCACAATCGGCTGAGTGCCTGCAGCGATCTCATCGCCGAGGCGTTTGGCCCCCTTGCGAGTCTGCGCCACGCCGCGATCCAGCCGCATGTTCTCGACGAGTTGGCACATGCCAGGCTGGAGCTGGAGCGGGTTGAGACGCGACGCCATGCCGAGGAATCCGGCATCGCCTTCAATGATTGTCGCGTCGTCTGGCATTACTTTTATTATGGGGCAAGCGTGTCAAGCAGGGCGCGGATGGCGGTGGCTTTGATGCGGGGCTCGCCTCTCCAACGGCAGCGGTCAGCGATGTCGCTGGCGGATCGGCCTCGGTAGCGCAGGCAAGTTTGGCGCACGCGGTCGAGGAGGTCGGCGGGGATGCCAGGCACGGCGCGGGCGGGTTGCTCTTTGGTTTTGGCTTGCGGCTTGCCGGTGATTTGGCGGTAGCCGGTTTGGTAGAGAAGTTGGCGGCTGCCTGGTTGCCAGTGGGGGAAAGTTTGCTTCTCCACCAATCCATCGCGGATGGCGCTGGCGAGGATTTTGGGGACTTCGTTCGGCTCGCAATCCAGGTCGGCGCTGATGTCTTCGGCGGTGCTCCAGCCGGGCGGGAGGGAGTTGGTTTTGCGGGCGAGGGTTTTCCAGTTGCTCATAAATAAATGGGCGCGGTCATGGTGCGTCCGCGTTTCTTGTCGAGGAGGAAGTAGGTCTGCGTGGGGGGCTCGAAGGAGGCTTTGATGCTCAGGGCGTAGGCGTTGTAGCCGATGAGGCTGCCGTTGCAGAGCCAGTGCCGGTTTTGCTGGTATTGGTGCCAGTGCCCAAAGAGATCAAGGTCGGCTCGGTTCGGGCTCTTATTCCATGAAGCGATTGCCTTTTCGGTCGGGATGGTAAGGCCACCGATGCCGCCTTGAAATTTGAGCCCATCCCCATGGTGAAAGCGCAGGCGGCGGCCATACACTTCCATGAAATTAAAATAGCTGTCGGCGATCTGAAACTCGATTTGCTGGTCGTCGGCAAAGCGGCCTTCGAGGATGCGGTAGAGCAGCCACTCGTAGCTGTGCGCGGCTCCGGTGGCGTGGCGCGGCTTTTGCGTGGTGCGGCCGTGGTTGCCGTAGCTGGTTGGAATGAGGATGCGCTTGAAGTGGGGCTTGAGCGTGGCGAGGCCGTCGGCGATGCGGTCTTGGAGCCACAGGATGACTTGCGTGGGGGTCTTGCTGTTCGATTCGGCGAGTTCCTCGTGGATCATCCCCGTCATCAAGTCGCCTCCCAACCACAAAACCAGGTCGTCGATCTTGGCTCCGTGGCGCTCGATCTCGGTGAGGCGGGCGATGGTGCTGAAAAATTTCTCGATGCGCGTCTTGGCAATCGGCAGCCGGTATTCGTTGAGGCCATTGACGCTGGCGGCTTCGACCGTTTCCTCGACATGCCAATCGCTCGCCATGGCGATGGCGACGGCCTCGGCTTTGTCGTTCATGCTGACCAAGAGCGGGTGCGGGCGGATGCGGGTTTTGCCGAGCGAGAGGGCGATGCCGAGTTGTTTCTCCAGCGACTCCACGCTGGCGGCGTATTGGGCGAGTTTGGCTTTGAGGGCGTCCACTTCGGTTTTGTGGGCCTTGTCCGCTTGCTCGCGGGCGATGGCGCTCCAGGATGTTTTCATACCTCTTCCTCCTCTTCGTCGTCGGCCTCGATGGGCCACAGAATTTCCTCAGCGTCTCGGGCGAGAGCCCGGGCCGCGTGGGAATTTCCGAATTTGAAATCCATGTCAAAGGTGGTGCCCGCGTCCTCCCAGCTCACAACGCACACGCCGACCTCGAAATGTTCGGCGAGGATTTGGCGGACCTGTGTCATCACGGCCTCGCGGTCTGGCGGTGGGGAGGATTTCGATTTGCGGCTCATGCAAAATCCTCCGTGAGCAAGTAGGGAATGGTCTTCTGATTGGCGCGGTCCATTTCGGAATACACCAGGGAAACGAAAGCCTCCCACTGGCTCGGGTAGATGGTCTGGCAGCCTTCGCTGCTGGTGGTGCGGTAGCCGCCCTTGTGGATGTTGATGGCGATGCCCA